TCGGTTTTACGCCGTTCAGTTTGTCCAGTGCCGCCTGATTGGGGTCTGCCGCGGCGGGCGCATCAGTACCATCGGGCGCGGCCGGTGCCTCACCATAGAGCAGCTTGGCGATTTCACCTGCCTTGCCCAGCACCTCGTCGCCATAGACGCGGGTTTTCTCGCCCCAGCCATTGCGATCGGGCCCGGCAAAGTGCTCCTTGACGGCATCATCCATCGAATAGCCCTTGTCGAGCCGGTCGCGCAACTGCTTGGCCGCGGCTGGAATGGCCTGGTTCGGGTCGAGTGGATTGATGCCCAGCCCGTCGGCGGTGCTGTCGAGGAACTGCATGACGCCCTTGGCGCGGCCCCACTTGGTCGGCTGGCCCACGGCTGCCGTGTCGTAGCGCGATTCCTGGTGGCCCAGCGCCATCAGCACATTGACCGGTACGTTGTAGGCGCGGGCAGACGCTTCAAACACGTCGCGCAGTTCTGGCGGCGGGGCCAGGTTGTCGGTGCTGGCGCGGGCGGCAGGGGCAGAAACTGCGGGCGCTGCCACTTCCGGCGCGGCCCGTTCTGGCATGGGAATGGACGGAATGACGGGCGAGGGCACGACGGGCGGCGCCTGCACTGGATCGACGGGCACGGCCTGCTGGTCGGCAACGGCGTCGAACGACGAGCGCAGGAAAGGATTCGGATTCGTCGGCACTGGCTACCTCGTCATGGTTGGATGGTGCGATTGTAGCCCGTTTGGCTTGCCTTTAGAACCGATATTGCATTACCGAAATATCAGCGTTGCACCATCTGCTTGGTAGCCGGGTCGTAGACCATCAGCGGCGCGGCGCCTGGCTTGGCCGCGGCGGGGCGCGGGTTCACACCGCCGGCAGCGGCTGGCGCTGGCTTGGCGACCTGTGCATGGGCATCATCTCCCACATCGCCGCCGTTTTTGTACAGGCCAGCCATGATCTTGTCGACGTATGGGGCTATCAAATTGGGGTCCTGGAACATGCCAGAATTGACAATCGAAGTCGTCAGGATGCCGCGACGCTCTGTCGGGTCGGTGACTTTCTTGCTTGCTCCTTCCACCCCCACCAGCGCCGGGATGGCTGCCTTGAGTTCGGCGGGGCTCATGCCACTCTGCTTCAACAGGCTCAACTGGGTATTGAGCTTGCCACGCAGTTTCGGTTCGACCTGGGCAGCCTCCAATTGCGATTCAAAGCGCTTTTCATCCATCTTGTGGCCGGATTTGATTTCCTCGAGCTTGATGGCATCCGCTGCGGCCTGGCGGCGCTCCACCTCTTTGGCCGCTGCCACGACCTTGGCCTTGGCAAGTTCACGGGCGCCATCGCGTGCATCGTTGGCTGCGGCGGCGCGATCCTTGGCGTTCATCACGTCGGCGGTGGTCTTGGCCTTGTACATGGTTTCAAACATGGCCTGCGGGCTCAAGGCAGACAAGCCCTGTTCAATCAGTTCATCCTTGCCCACGAACTGACTTTTTTTCTCGCCGGTATTGTCATCCTTGTACGTCATATTAAAGCCGGTGACGTTGCCATCCTTGTCCTTCACGTCCTCGCGGCCAACGTAGGTGCGCCCATCTGGCAGGTCGCCATGCAGTTTCACCAGCGCGTCGGCGGCGGCGTCATGGTCGCCCGCCTGCGCCGCCGTCATGGCCTGGCCCCATAGTTTCATTTTCTTCTTGCCGTCCTGCGACTCGCCCCACGCGCCCCATGCGTCGGCCTTGTCGGGGTTGCCCTGCGCCAGATACGCCTCCTGCATCTTCGGCACGAGCGTCTTGCGCATCAGGTCATTGATGTCGGGTGCCTGCTTCTTGGCATGCGCCTGCGCCGATTCCAGATCGTCAAAGCCCTGGCCGGCCACCTGGAAGCGCTTGCCGCCCTTGATGGTCACACCAGCAGCGGGCGCCGGGCTCATGGCATCCGGTGCGGCAGTGGACATCGGCGTGCTCGATAGGCTGTTCGTCGGCGTCGCTTCGGGCGCGGCCACGGGAACGGTGCTCATGCCATCGGCTTGCGGCTGGGTGACGCCCTGCATGGCCGGGCTGGCGGCCAGACTGGTGTTGACGGGCGCGGCGGCCGGATCAGCGCTAGCCTGCGGGTTCGCGGTCAGGTTCTGCATGTCGCCGTTGTCCTGCACCTGTGGCGTGCCGGCTGCCTGCATGGCGCGCGCTTCGGCAATGCCGGCGGCGCGCACCTTGGCAATTTCATCCTCGGCAAATGCATCCTTGATCTGCTTGCCGATCATGAGGCCGTTGGCGACGCCGCCGGCAAAACCACCAAAATTGAAGGTCATGGCAAATACTCCTTGCAGGCTCTGGCCTGGATAAATTGAATCGGTTGGTTCATGGCTGCACTTCGACGTTGAACGCGGCAATGTGATCGGCCACGGCGTCCTTGATGATTTCCAGCCGGGCCTGCACGACGGCGTGCGCGTCAGGGTGGTACCGTTTCAGGTAGGCGGCAGCGCCATGCTCCCAATAGGCCGTGCAGGTCATGCAGTCCGGTGCGCCATCGAGCATCTGGTAAAAGCGCGGCATCGGCGCCTTCTCGGCGCGCAGGTAGCCGTTGACCTTGGCCGCATCCCAGTCCTCGATCGGGAACAGGTAAGCGATGCCGCCGGCGCCGATTTCGCCGGAGCGGATCGGGCTTTTGAGCATGTCGGCGTTTTTCTGGCCGCGGATAATCAGGGTGATGCCGTCGTCGAGCATGCGCTGGTGCAGCGGCAGCATGATGACGTTGGCGCAGCATTCGTAGCGGTCCTGGATCGCCGTGCCCGCGCTGGCGGTGGCCATCAGGCCAATCGGGGTGCGCGAGCTTGGCACTAGGTCCGATGGCAGCCCGTGGCGCGCAACATGGCCCGGCTGGTCGCCGTCGATTTCAACGAAGTGCGGCACCCACGCGCGCAACTGCTTGACCACCTCGACCGTCTCGGGAAACGCCGCCCCCGTGTTGAGCCAGTAGACGGTGATCCGGTCCAGCCATGGCCGCATCAGGTACAGGCACGCAATCGAATCGCGCCCGCCCGACAGTTGCAGGGCGATGCGATCATGCCGCGCCATGGTGGCGATCAGGCCCATCAGAACACCATGATGCCGGCGCCGGCAATACTCCCGAGCGCGCCCGCAGTGCCTGCCGATGACTGGGCTTGCGCAGCGTTTTGCGCAGCAATGCCCTGCTGGGTAATGCCATAGCTGGTATTCATGATGCTGCCGGCGCTGGCGTTGGCACCCACTGCCCCGCTGTAGGCACCATTGCGGGCCGCGCCGTTGGCATAGAAATTCTGGTTGGCGGTGGCGTTGTTGCCCACGGCCGAGTTGCCTGCATTGGTGCCGATACCGTAGGCGGCAGCGGCCGACGAGGCCAGCCCGTTGCCCATGTTGATGGCGTCGCCCTTGAGCGAGATGGCCTTGTCGCGCACGATCTGGCGCGCCTGGTTGGCGGCGCCCGCCGACTGCAGGGCAATGGCCGTGTCGCCGGCGCGGGCAATGCCGGCAAAGCGACCGCTGGTGGGCGAGACGCCCATGCTGGCCATCTGCCGCTCGGTGTCGCCCCGCGCCGTGCTGGCCGCCTGCGTGATGTCGGCGCGCGCGGTGGCCGCTGCCGCATCCTGGTTGGCCTGCGAGTCGTAATCCTTGGCTTGGGCGATGAACTGGTCTTGCAGCGGCTGGAAGGTGGCAAGCGTGCGCGCGCGATCTTCCTTGGCCCATGTATTGGCCTGGTCCTGCGTGGCAAGCTGCTGGTCAACCACTTTGCCGGTCAGCGCATCGGTCACGTCCTGGCGCTTCTGGCCGGCGGCGAATTCATCCTTCGCCTGCGCCAGCCAGTCCTTGGAAATCTGGGCATTGGCCATGGCCGACTGGCCGATCAGGGGATCTGGGGTTGCCGCTGGGGCCGGGCTATCGCAGCACATTATTGATTCTCCCGCGCCGAGCGTTCGGCCTTTTCCAGTTGCAAATTGAGCTTGTAGCCCTCGTATTGTTCCTTGTGGGCATGCAGGCGCACCAGTTCGCCCGCTTCGACCGCCCATTCCATTCCGCCCACCAGCCCGGCCGCCGTCGTTACCAGGTCGACGTAAGACGATCGCAAAATGTAGGCGATTCGCAATTCGTACTCATTCGAACCAGATTCCATCTTGTTGGCGATGTGCCAGTTCGTGATGGCGTTGACCAGCACCACGCTCAAGGTGGCAAAGTGCTCGACATAAAACGGGTTTCTCGGCAGCGTCACCAGCGCCTTGAACATGCGATCGTTGATGACTTCCGGCAACAGGTCATGGTCGCGGTCGATCAGGTCGTCCCAAAAGTGCAGCACCTCGACCGCCAGTTCAATGAAGTCGGCCGCCGCCTGGTTGCCGCGCATGAGTTCAAGCGTCTCTTTTTTTGTGCTGAAAATCATGCGCTATTCCTTCGGTTCTGATGTTGCGCCATTGTAGCCATTACCATACCGGCGCGCCATCGGTCAATTGCCTTGCAGCATTTTGGCGTTGCCCAGCGCATTGGAAATGACGGCGAGTAAATCGTAGATGGCGCGCACGTCAGTCTGCAGGGCGTTGAAGTCGGCGGCGCTGGGGGCGGCGCTCACCTGATCGGATCCCATCGGGCGGTTGGCGAGGCCCACCAGTTCGCCGCGGCGCACCGCCGACAGCGGGCGCTTCTCGGCGCCGCGCCGGGCGGTCAGCACTTCCACCTGTTCTTTCAGGCGTTGCAGGTCCAGTTCGCTCATCGACATGTCATACCCCGTTCAGTTCGCGCATCGTTGTCGCCATGGAAATCTGCGCAATCGACGCCGTGCCGACCACTTCCACATGCCAGCTTCGGTTGCGCGGGATCGGTTTCAAGCGCACCGCCTCGTTGAGTGTTGACACGGTATCGACCAGCACGCCGTCAGCGAAGATGGAAATGGCGGCGTAGCGCTCCGGGTCAGGCGTTTGCATGGCGTCGCCGTCGATGACGTACAGGCCCATGGCAGCGCCGCCCAGTTCCCCGCCGATGGAACCTGCCCCACTGAACAGGGAAGCGTTGGCCGCGATCAGCGCCAGCCGGGACGCTTCCTGCGCTGCAATGTCGTCCGTGCTCAATGTGTCGTCGCCCTCGATCAGCATGGCGCCGAACGCGGCTGGCGCTTCCAGCACGAACTTTTTGCTTTTCCACATCAGGATTTCAGGCACTTCCGTGATGGCGTCCCACTGGTAGACGCTCAAGCCGGTCAGCATGTAGAGCGCGCCCTCGAGCACCGAGTAGTGGCAGGCCGATGCGTAGCGCGATGCGCGGATCAGGAAGGGCGACTCGCCCGTCAGGTCGATGATGAACGTGCCCTGCACCGCCTTGCCGAGACTATCCGAATAGGCGTAGCTGGCGAAGTATCGGCCGTCGTACTGGCCGGCCACGAAGGTGGCGGGTGAGGTGGCCTGCCAGTCCTCGCGCGCCATCAGGTCGCGGGTGGCGTTGGACACGCCCGAACCGCTGACCAGGATCAGCCCGTCGGTCGATGGGTAGGCCACACCATAGCCCAGGTCCATCACGCCGCGCGCGTTGATGCACGGCAGGTTCGAATCAATCTTCTCCTGCGCCATCGACTCGGGATTCAAGCCCTGGAAGATGTACGGCAGGCCCGTCGTCATCACCACGAACGTGGTGCCGAACGATCCGATGGCAACAATCTCGTAGTCGAGCGTCTCGGTGTATTTCTCGGGCCAGGCGTGCGGGCGGAATGGCTCGCTGAAATACAGGTCTTTGCCGACGAAGCCCGCCATCATGCCGTTGGCGCCGGCGCACAAGCCTTGCAGGGCATCGGGCGGGGTGTTCCAATCGGTTGACGAGATGACGCCGGCAAAGCCGTCCACGGCTACCGTGTCGACAAAGTCGGCCGTGCTCACGTTGCGCTCGGCAATGAAAAACAGGTCGGTCGAGGTGGAACTCGATTGGGAGCGGTAGATGCGCTCCTTGGTGATGTTGCGCCCGCCTGGCGGCAGCGTAAAACCGGACAATGTCACGCTCTGCCCGGCCTGCCATGCCGCCACGTTCGACAGCGGGCACGGTTCCGATTCCTCGCCAAAGCCGGTGACGAAGGTGCGTGCGTACAGGCGATCGGTCACGGGCCCGGTGCCGCTGCCGGTGACGGTGGCGACCAGGGCGGCAGACGGGAACGGCAGAGCCAGCGGGTAGACGGTAGCGGCCACGCGCATCTTCGGCACGCCGTCGCCCGTGTAGTACAGCCGGTCCTGCGCCACCGGGCCGGGCGCGGCGTTGACGACCGTTTCCCATTCCAGCCATTCGCTGCCGTTTTTGTAGATGGTCTGAATCGACCCTGACGCATGGCCGGTGATGGTGTGATCGAGCCGCGCGCGGCGCACCGGGTCGAGCCCACCGCTGGTCAGGCGCACGTTCTCGGCGTGCTGGGCGGCCGTCGGCGCCAGCAGTCGCGGCAGCACGCGCGGGGTTTCGCCAGAGAACGCGGTCAGTTTCAGGGTTGCCATGGAGTCCTTTTTAATCGATCGTCAGGGTGACGTTGGCCGAGCAGGTCACGGTCGCTCCAAGCGCGTCGGTCACGATGCACTGCGCCACTTCCGAATACGACAGGCCAGCCTGGGCATGGGCCGGGACGTTGAACTGCCCTGCCGTTGTCGGGGCATTGGCCGCTTGCACAAACCCGGTGCCAGAGAGCTTCGACCACGCATAAGAATATGGGCTTTGGCCGCCTGAGACGCTGATGCTGATCGGCACGTTTGCCACAAAGGCGCTTGAACTGCCTGAAATGGCGCTGCCGTCGGCGTCCGACATGCTGGCCGCAAGCGTGCTTGGCGTGCCACCACCTCCCCCGCCACCTCCGCCACCACTGGACACACTCTTGCCATAGAAGTCACCGGGCATGGTCACGGGCGGACCGCTCTTGCCGGCCAGTGCCAATACATCGGTGTCTAGCAGACCTAGCGGATAGTTGCGATTCGGGTTCGCCAGCCGCAGTTCTGCCAGCAGGTCATCCGACGAGAGTGTGCCAGAGGTGGCGAGCGTCATTTCGACTCCAGAGCCGTCAGGCGCTGCTCAATGTCGGCCTTGCTCACCTTCTCGCGGCGCAGCATGGCCTGCACGATGACGAACGACAGGGCGCTGTAGTTCACCGACAGATTGCCCTCGGCATCTTCGGCCACAGCCACGCCAAGCCCGATGCGCCGCAATTCCTGCGCCGAACCGCCAAGCGACGAACCGCTGCCGTCGATCCAGTCGAAGAACCCGGCTAGCACCATCTCGGCCAGCCGGTCCAGCACTGCATCGGGGAGCGGCTGCCAGTTGGTTTTCTTGTCCTCGTCCGATGTCGTCGTCAGCGTTTTACAGGAATAATCACCCGCATTGTTCAGCGAGGCGATCTGCGTGTCGCCCGCCTGGTTGTACCATGAAATTGCTGTGCCGCCAGCCACCCGGTTCACGACGGTGTTACCGGCCATGTATGTGATCGGGCGAACGGTGCCATCCACATCTTTTGACGCCAGAGGAAAATTGTTGGCAAGAGTAACCCCGCCAGCAGCATAGATATTCCCACTGGCGTCGATGTCCACCATCGTGAACACCCCATCCGGCGAATAAAACCGCCAGTGCCCGCCAATGCCAATCACGCAGTTGACATTGTTGTCGGCGCCTAGGTTTAGGATCTGGTGAAGCGTTCCGTCTGAATCCTTTCCGTACAGACCAACACCATTATTGAAAACGATGTTGCCGCTCATGGGGCCGCCCGCCTTGGGCAGCGCCGCTGCGATGGCGCTCGCATAGCCGTCAGCGATACCGGCAATGCGATCCAGTTCGCCCTGCATGGCGCCGCCCGTCAGGCGCAGTTCGCAGCGGTCACTGATTGCAAAGGCGCTTGCGGTGGTGCCTTCCTGCGCGCGCAGCACGGTCAGGTTGTCGCCCGAGCGCGCCGTGACCTTGACGATTTCCAGCGTGCCGGCCGCTGCAATGAGGGTGCAGGGGAAGAATTCACCGGCCCCGAGGCTTGGAAACTTCGCGCCCTGGCCCGGGACCAACTGGATCGTGGTGGACGAGGTCGTAATCGACGCATTGAGGCGCCCGATGGCGTTGTTGGTCAGTTTGAGAAGCGATGCCATGGGCGTGATCCTTGATTAAAAATACGATGGCTTCGTGCGCGCATGGGCCCGCTGCTGCCCGGCCGAGCCGCGGTTGGACATTTTCACCAGCTTGCCTTCAAAGGCATTCGCGCAGGCCACGGCCAGTTGCGGGTTGGTCCAGTCCTTGCCCGGCAGCGCCAGGATGCGGGCGAGTGCCCCATCGGCAATGATCTGGCGGTGCTGATCCGCGATGAAATCTGGCAGGCTCATGGTGCTCTGCGTGGGTTTTAACACCAGCCAGGCGGTGACAAGGCCGGCGCCCAACGGTGCCAGTGAAATGCTGTCGGGCTCCATCTGTGCGAAGAACATCGGGTTGCCGCGCGCGCCGCCAGTTCGCCAGTTCGGGTAGAGCATGTCCAGTTCGCCCGGGGTCTTGCCGACCAGTTCCACGCCATTGAATAGCACCTGCTCGATTTCATGGATGGTGGCGCCGGCGGGCGCGCGAACTTCGCCGGCAAAGGTGCCAGACACCGGGTACTGGTCAAAGCTGGTCCACATGCGCGTGCGCTCGCAGAACTCGATGGCCGCCTCGCGGATCCACTCGTAGGCGACCGGGTCCGACACGCCGGCGGCGAACTGGTGAATTTTTGGGAGGAACAGGTCGAGCGGCTTCATTGGGCCGCCTGCCCGGGGTTCATGCCGAGGCTGGCCATGAATGCCTGGTAAAACAGTTGGCCCACCTGGGCGTTGGAGAATTCCGAGTCTTTCAGGTTGCAGCGGTAGCAGACGTAATTGACGATCGGCCCCACATACTCGGCGCCGATGGGGATGGTGTCGGACTGGGTGACGACATCGGGCGGCAGCACGGCATGCTGCACTTCCACTTTGGTGCCAGCAATGGCGGGCGGCCAGACGTAATAGACTTTTGGTACGACCGGGTTGTGGGTGAAGTGGCGAATCGTCGCTGCTGGCGTGGCGCTGTGCCAGTTCGGGTCCGCGTCGTCGAGCGCCTTGTGATCCGTCATGCGGATGGCGCGCCCGGCTGTAACACCGTCCGAGGCGATGTTGCGCACCACGTCGATCAGCATGGCCGAGCCGTTCGGCAGGCTCTGGTAGGTGCCGGCCACCAGCGTATGCGTGTCCACCTTGGCAAAGGCAGAAGGGCGCATGGCGAGGATGGCGCCCATGGCCTCGTTGGTCCAGCGGATCAGTTCATCGACGCCCCAGCGCACATGGGAGTCGTCCAGCAGGAGGTTGCCCGCCTTCGTCACGATGGTACTGACTGGCACGGGAGCGATGGCGGAGACGGGCATGGGATTTCCTGGTGAATGGTTGGGGCTGGCTTATTCGGCCAGCGCGTCGCGGATCTTGTCGGTGGACCAGCGGTAGTGCGGCGACTTGCCGAACTTGACCTTGTAGGCGGCCGATAGGGTTTCGCGGTCGGCGTCAGGCGCTGGCGCATCGGTGGCAGGCGGGACGGCAGCGGCGATTTCATCAAGCTTTTCTTCGATGAACTCGGTGCGTGTTTCGTCCGACAGTTCCATCCAGTCGCCGGCACTCATGCCGTTGGTTTCGCGGGCCAGTTCGGACACTTGGGCCAGGGTGTAGGCCGTGCCGCCGATGTCGAACGATTCGGGCAGGCTGGTGCTGATGACGATTGGTGCGGCGGCTGGCGCGGGCTGCTCGACCACGGCTTGGGTGACGAACTCGGCCACGGGGACCGGGGCAGTCGCAACGCGCACGTCGAAGGTGGCACTGACAGGCGCGGCGGCTGAAACAGCATCGCCGCGGTACAGGCGGTACGCTTCGGGGATCGACAGGAATCGGGCAACGTGGGCATCATCGCTCACGCCGGCCACATGGGCGCCGTCAGGTTGCGGTGCGAAATGGTATTCGGTGCCCCACAGTTCAATCTTGCTGCCGTCGGCGCGGTGCAGGATGCATTCGATGTTCACCTGCTGTTTATTCTGTTCCACGGTTCTCTCCTTGGATAATTAAAAAAAAGGCGCAGGACAGGCTTTTATCCCGTTCCTGCGCCTTCCGGTGGTCCGTCTGTTAGAACGGGTTTTCTTTATTGGCCGCTTGCAGGAACACACGCAGGCGGATGCGGCCGGCGGCGGCGGTGGCCGGGGCGGCCAGTACCTTGACACCGATCGAGCGGTCGGCGTCGGTGGCGGCGATACGAAACGCCGTTGCCAGGCTGGCGCGCTGTGCCACGCCGGTCTGCGCGGCAGTCGATGCCGAGAAGATTTCAGCGCCCATCGTGCGGGTGCTGGTGGCGTCGCCTGGGGTGCCCGACATGATGCCCACGTCGAGGGTCATCAACGGGGTGCCGTTGGTGTCCAGATCGTCGGGGATCAGGATGGCATCCGAGACGGTCATGTTGGCCTGCAGGGGGCCGAGGTCGATCAGCGCGCCGACGGTCAGCTGGGCCGCCGTCACGTCGATGAAGTAGTCGGCCACGATCACATCGCCAGCGCGGTCAGCAGATGGAACCTGCAATTGACGCGAGGCGAACTTGGAAAGAAGTTGTGCCATGTTGTTGCTCCTGAATAATTGAAAAGAGTCCTTGCTTTACGAGATGGCCGGCGCTTGAACAGGCCGGCCATCTGCATTAAGCGTTCGGGTCCGGTGCGTAGGTGTCGATCGAGAGCACGCCGAAGTCCTTGCTGTTGAAGCGAGTCTTCTTCATGCCGCCGATGAAACCGGACGCGACGACTGGCTCGTTGCCGTGGTCGTTCGTCTTTTCCGACCAGGAGAACTTGATACCGCCCGTGGTGCCGTAAGCAACTACACCGGCCTGGCGACCCATCAGCAGCGCGCGGGCTGCGGCCAGGTTGGCGCTGGCGCCGTAGTCGCTGAACCGGATCACGTTGCGGTGCTTGTGCAGCACGGCGCCGCCGATCATGCCCAGCGAACCCTTGAAGATCGGGTTGTTGCGACCTTCATTGGTGATGGCTGCCTTGTTGATGTCCATCCAGCCGGTGGTGTCGGCGGTGCGCAACTGGTACGCCTGGTCGGGCGACATGATGACGACGTACTGCTTTTCGTCGCCGTTGTCGACCGCGACAATGTTGGCCGTGTCCGGGTTGCGAGCCTGCATCATCTCGGCCTTGTTCAGCGCCTTTTCGATGACGTTCTTGCTCATCGTGTCGGTGGTGGCCAGCGATGCCTTGCTGGTGGCGACGCCGCCATACAGCAGGTGGTCGGTGTCAGGCGCCTGCAGGGCGTTGCCGGCGAAGCCAGCAAACGAGGTGTCTTCCAGGAAGTCCTGGTTGATGCCGCGCGAGCCCGACAGGTAGATGAACAGCAGTTCGTCGGTCAGCTTGGCGAAGTAATCCGACAGGCGGGCCTTGCCGACGACGCGCAGGTCGTGGGCGACACGCTTGCGGGTCATCTTGCCACCGCAGGAAACACCGTGGCGCACCTGGTCGATGACGACTTCGTCGGAGAAGAACTTGAGGTTTTCCTCGTTGCCTTCCAGCTTGGCGTCGCCGTAGGTCGGCTTGTTGCGCAGTTGCACGCACAGGTCAAAGCTGATGCGGTCGCCCGAATCGCTTTCCAGTTCCGTGCGGCGCTGGATGATGTGATTGTCCGAGGTGCCGATGAAGCGCGGTTCGAAGTAGGACTTCTTGGCCATGTCAACCGACAGGCCAGTGCCCCACTTCTTTTGGGACATCGGGTGATTGGTGCCGAAAGTGGTAGTCATGCAGAGTGCTCCTGAAAAGGATTGAATGGATATTCAGCACTCCTGCGCGAATGGCGCGATTTTATGACGACTGGTGAGACAATGCAACCAAAATGATTTACGGTAAGATTTCCGGTCAGAACGGCTTGCGTGCCACGCCGCCCGCGGCGATGGCCGGCACCGATGCCGGGTGCTCGACCCGGCTGATGGCTACCTCTTTCGGGGCGGCGATGGCGAGGCGGGAGAATTGCCCGGACTTGGCTTCCAGCGTCACGACGATGTCGCCAATCGTGATCGATTCGCCCGGCTTCAAGTCCATACGCATAGTGGCCAATTGCAATTCTCCCGTGGTGGTGCCGGATCAGCCGGCTTTGAAGTAGGCGTCGCGCGCCGAATCGGACAACTTGGCCACTTCGGCCTCGTAGGCGATCGGGTCGGTGCCAGCCAGGCGGTCCAGGTGCGCGTACTGGCCGCCGCTGGTGTCGGTCACATCGGCCGTTGGCAGGGCGCCCAGCGTCGGGGCGAATGCCTTGGGCGCTGGTGGTGCGGCAGGCTTCGGTGCGGCAGCAGGTGCTGGTGCGGCGGCTGCCGTCGCGGCGCGCGCGGGCAGGCCCAGTTCGGCGCGGGTGAGCGCGTCCACCTTCTCGAGCAACTGGCGTTCGGACAGGCCGCGGTTGCGCGGCATCGGCGCCATCGCCTTGACGTTCTCGTTGAACACGGCAAAGGTGGCCGCGTCCGTGTAGATCGAGGCGGCTGGTTCCTTGAAAAACGTATCGCACTGGGCGTCCCATGCCTGCTGCGCGCGGTTGCGCTCCAACTGGGCCGACAGTTCCGCGTTGTTCACGGCCATGTCGATCTTCTGCTTGTCGCCGTTCAGGGTATCAAGCTGGGTCTGGAACTCGGAGCCGGTAATCTCGCCCGCGTCGAACTTCTCGGCCAGCGCGGCCTTGTCGGTGGCGATCTGCGCGAGCTTCTCGGCGGCGTCGGCCGGCGGCGGGATGACCAGGAACTGTTGTTGCGGTGCTACTGGATCAACTGCGGGTGCCGGCGCTGCTGCCGGTTCTGCGGCTGGCGTTGCAGCAGGTGCGGGCGCAACTTCTGGCGCAGCAACAGCGGCAGGGTCGGCTGGAACGGCTGCAGGCTCGCCGTCAGGGGGCACAGCAACAGCGTCAGCAGGAGCAGCAGCGGCTGGGGCTTCCGTGGCATTGATCGCATTGGCTTCCTCGTCGGTCAGAGCGGATTCATCGAAGTCCATCACGGCGCGTTCTTCGTCGGTCAGGTGGGCGGTGGGGTCGTGGTCAGCCATGGTGTTCTCTCCTTGGGGTGATTGTTATTGGTGTGCGATTAAATCGACCAGTCTTCGGCCAGCACGTCGCTGATACTGGGCACCCATGTGTTGACGATGCCGTCGACGCCCTTGATTGCGAGGTAAGCGCCGTAGGGCACCAGCGCATCGTTGCCGAAGAAAGCCTTTGCGACCGGCGTTTGTGCTGGGTAGGCGTTGGCCGGGACCAGATAAACGAACATGCCCTTGCCGTTCCACCCTTCGCGGGTGGCGCACTTGCCGCGCTTGAGCGCTTCCAGGGCGGCGCCGAATGGCATTCCCGTGCATTGCCGGTAAGCGTTGTCGAACTGTTCTTTCGGGGACCAGCTGACATAGCCAGCGAAGCCCGGCAAGTTTGGCTTGCCACCATCCATGTACTCGACCAGGCAACCCGCATCGTCGCCGTTCTCGTCAGATGGCAGGGTCCAGCCGCGCAGTTCGTTGTATTCCGCGCGCGTCATCGGCTTGGCCTTGACTGTTTTCAGTCCGATAAATCTTTCCATGGTTTCTCTCCCTAGTGGTTATTTGACCAGCTTGCCGGTTCTACCGGGCATGATGCTGGCGTTGAGGTGCTTGCCTACCGACTTGGCCTGGCGCAGCGCGTTGAACTGGTCCTGGCTTACGCCGGGGTAGGTGTAAGTCTTGTTGGTGCCCTTGAACGTGACGTGCAGGGTGTCGCCATCGTGGCCGACGTGCGAGACGCTCGTCGAGATGATCGGGTGCATCGTCACCTTGGGCGAGGCCTTGGGCTTGACGCTCATGGCTGCATCGCCTGTTCAGGCATGGCCGGCGCGGGCAGTTGCGGCGCCTGCGGTGGAACTGGTGGCGCTGGCTGCACTTGCGGGGCAATCCCCTGCATGGCAGGCAGGTTGATCGGCACCGGCTGGCCGCCCGTCCATCCACCCTGCACCAGCAGTCCGTCGGCCACCTTGGCAATGGTCGGCATCTGGATTACCTGCGTGGCGGCCGTCATCGCGGCGAGGGCCCCGGTCATGTTGGCGGCAACCGTCTGCGCGCGCGTCAGGTCGGCGCCGGCATTGGCCTTGCCCGCATTGGCCTTGGCCAGATCGGTCTTGGCCTGCTGTTCTTCCATCTGCAACTGCACCAGTTGCTGCTGCTGAGCGTCCTGCGCCTGCTTGGCCTGCTGCGCGGCGATGTCCTCGGGCGTCGGTTCGGTCTGGTCGGGATCCTTCATGCCGTTGATGCCGCGAATGCGCTTGACCATTTCATCGCGGTTTTCAATATCCATCGAATCCACCACCAGGTCGAGCAGGACGAGAGACACTTGCGGGTCGAGGTTTTTAATCATGTCCGTCAACTGCTCGCTGGCGGCCTGGCGCATGGTGGCGCGCCAGTCGGCCTCGCTGATGACGAAGTCGGCCTTCGCGCGGGTGATGTCATTTTCGGGCAGGCCGTCGTTCATCGTAACAAACTCGGGCGTGCCGCGTTGGTTGGTGATGCGGAATTCTTTCTGCTCGGTGACGTACTGCTCGACCAGAGACAGGGTAATCTCGCCGTCCAGTTGCGTGGCCAGCCGCTGGTTGTCGAACAGCTTGGCGGTGGCCAGGCTGCCCTGCTCCTGCCGGGCCAGAATTGCCTTGCCGCTGGTGGCGTTGGTACTCTTGCCCATCTGCTCGTCGGTGACGCCGCCCACCTGCTGCACCATCTGGATATTGCGGCTCATCAGTTCCAGGTGCGCCGGCGCCAGATCGCGGTCCACGTCGAGCTTCATTTCCTTGCCGGCGTTCTTCTGGATGATGGCGTCAGGGCGGGCCACCTCGGCCGCGAAGTCGTCGAGCGTCCAGTCGTCGGGCAGCGCGCCCGTGTCCATAATGACTTTATTGGATGACAGGATCGCCAGCGCCTTCGATGCACGCTTGTTGATGTCGTCCTGAATGTCGCGCAGGCCGCGGATGATGCCGTAGGGCAGGCCGTTGTCGTCGCGGCGATAGCCCCACACGGGCGTGAAGGGAAAACGGTTGTGCTTGTAGGGCGAGGCGTCGTTGTACAGCAGGGCGGTGGTGGTCATCACGGCGACGTGCACGCGCATTTCCAGTTTGCGGTTCACGCGCGCGGCGCCGGCCATGATCTGCGCCTTGTGGTCGGCATTGTCCTTGTCGTACACATCACCGTGAAACATGCCGCCAGACATCTTTTCCATCATCTTCGGCATGCGATACCAGATTTCAATCAGGCGCACGCGCTTGCGGCGCACGCTGATGTTCGCGGTCGAACCGATCGTGTCCTCGCGCTCGTATTCGGCCTGGTCCATGGCGATGTCGCCGTCGAGCATGTCGTAGCTGCCCACCGTCGTGGCGCTGGTGATCGAATTGCAGATGGCCGCCTGGCGGTCGGGGAAGTAGGCAATGGCGATGTCTTCGTCGACCCAGCGCGAGCGGATCACGTAGCGCATGCCCTTGCCGTCCAGGCTGCGGTCCGTGCTGTCGAACAGCATGTTGCGCCACGACTCGGTGCGGCAGTAGATCACTTCCTCGTCGTCGGCGTCCTGCGCGCCGCGCTCAAGCCAGCCCACCCCGACCTTGACCATGTCTTCAAACGCGCTCGACTTGTGGAACGGGTCGCGGTTCACGTCCGACAGGTATTTCAGGAACTTGGTCTTCGATTCGGCCGCCTTGGCGTCCTCTTTGCCGCGGGGCAGCACCTTGAAATCGGTCCGCCCGCGCTTCTCGGACCCGATCACCCAGTTGCAGGTCTGCGCAATGACGTTGTAAGCAATGGCCGCCTGGCCGCGCTTGTCGAGTTCTTCGCGCGCCTCGTCGCTCCACTGGTCGTTGTCGTAATAGGCCGCGTCGAGCGCCTGCATCGCCCGGTTCGGCCCCTGCCGTTCCAGTTCCTGCCGGTAGTACGAGATGAGGGTCGACCACAGCATCTGCATCGGCTGCGCGTCGAGCGGGTGAAACTTCGCTTCCGTCTCGGCGCCAGTGCTGACACCTTCCGTATCGACCATCCTGGCAACCGCGCCATCGCGTTTCACTTCGGTGCTGGATGGGTCGTTGATGTCGAACACTGGCAAGCCTCGTTGGTGTGGTGGTTATGCTTGCGCCAGTGGCACATGGTCTTGAAGCAGGACCACGCTGCTGGTGCCGTCGCCGTGCGCAATCTTGACCTCGCCAATGAGCACCGATTCGTTGGGCGAATTGGGCATTTTCAGCAGGTCCAGCAGGTGGTCGTGGATCAGCGTGGCCAGGGTATGAACCCGCGCAATCCCGTCGGCCATGCCCAGCCCTTCGACAAACAACTTTGCTGCTTCTGCGCAATACTTGGGCGAATCATACTTGGAAATGGCAGACAATGCCACAATGCAAGGGCGGTATCCACCGGTTCGGTTTGCGGGGATGATGGCGAGGCAGGGCTCAAAATCTTCCTCGTCGTCGTTGAACACCCATGTGCCGTACAGGACGAACTCGCCCAGCGTGCGTTTGAAGGAATAACGGGTCAGATCGATAACAGGGCGCAAGTTATCCATGATTAGCCTCCTGCATAAATCAGGCCCTGCTGTTCGCGCCACTCTGCGCCGATGTGCCAGCACACGCTCTGCACCAGCACGGCAATCAGTTTCGGTTTCATCGTTCTCTCCTTGTTATCGACCATTCAATAGATGGTCATGTTGGCCGCCAGCCACAGACTGGCAGCGAATAGGGCAAACAGGCCGGTGCAGGCGCCGAGCCAGAAATAGAACTCCATCACGATGTTCTCCACGATCCGCGGCGCCGGCCGTTGCTGGGCGATCGGCTCGACGGGGCCAGCGCGGTGCGGTTCGCGCCCACGTCCTGCGCCCACTGCCTGAAACTGTCGGCGCCCTCGGTGTGCACGTCCTTGACTGGCTGATCGGTGAAACACTGCTGCTGCTTGTTATATTTCTTCCGGTACATTTCCAGGTGGGTGATGCCTTCCTTGCAGCCCGTCTCGTCGAACAGGGCCAGGGCGAACATGTCTCGGGTCTGCTGGATGCCGTGCTGCAGTTCTTCCACGCGCGGCACGATTTCAATGCGGCGCAGGCCAGCCTTTTCCAGCATCTGCTGGGGCGACAGGTTCTCGTCGTAGCCCTGGCGAACGTGCGCGCCATCGTGCGGCAGGTTGTGCGTGCCCCATATCCAGCCGGTCTTTTGCATCTCGGTGACGTAGTGGCTGTAACTCTCGCCCCAGCCCTCGATGAACTTGATGAAGTGGTGGCGCACGCCGACCTTTTGGTGGAACCAGATGGCCGTGCCGTCGCTGTGGCCGATGTCCCAGTAGGTGTTGACCGGGATGCCGGGCGTGTGCGGCACGGTGGTGATGCGCTTCGATTTGCGCGCCGCGGCGATCTGATTGCGGTAGTAGGTGCCTTCGAGCGACTTTTGAAATGCTTCCTCGGGCGTGCTGGGGTATTCCTGCCACATCCGTTCAGGCTTGGTCTTGAAGTCGGCGTCGCGCGTGGCGCAGTACCAGGCACGCTGCTCGATGTCGATGACGCGCCCGGCCTTGCCCTCGATCGAATCGAAATAATCATGGTCGCCCTCGGTGATGATGACGCCCTCTGGGCTCATACGGTATTCGGGCGCGTCCATCCACGGATAGAAGTGCAGGCGGTAATCGCGCAGGGTCAGCACCTTGCCGGCCTGCTGCTGGGCCAGTGCGGTGTTCGTCAGCGTGAAGAACTCGCCATCGGCGCCCTCGGCCGTGCTTTCAATGACCAGGATGCCGCCGTCGAGCGGGACCGTGGGAATGGATCCGGTCATTACCTCGGCCGCCTTCTGTGGCGACTCGGCGCAGATTTTGCCGAACTCGGAGATGTGCAGGCGGTGGTAGGTGCCCGAGCGCAGCGATGTACCGACCCGGATGATGCTGTTGTTGTGGGCAAAGTGCAACATGCTCAAGCTGTCGCGCTTGGTCGGCATTTCCGCTCTCAGTTCCGGCGGCAGGTTGTCGTAGGCGAATTTCACCTTTTCGGAGAATATCGCCTCGGCCGCGTCGCGGTTCTGCGCGATGATGCCCACCTTGCTGTTCGGGTTGAACAATGCGTGGTCGAGCCAGGCGATGCAGATCAGGGTGGTGAAGCCCAGTTGCCGGGCCTTCAAGATGATGTTGCGTGACCACAGGCGGGCGATGAACCTTCGCTGCGCCCGGTTCGGGGAGAACTTGAGCACCAGGCTGCCCTCGACCGCCTTGCCGTCGGCGCCGATGGTGTCGGTCTTGGTCTTGACGGTGATCTTGTAGAGGTTGCAGATTCGCCACATCGGGTCGGCCATGTTGCGCGCAAGTTCGGCCAGCGCCGCCGCTTCCGCCGCTTTTGGATCCGCCGCTTCGAACGCGGCCTGCATCGTTGTCACTCGTCGTTACCCGGCACGATGCCCAGCGAGGTGCCGGCCACCTGGGCCAGCAGCGAGGCAATCGGGTTATCGGGCTGCACGCCGTGGTTCACATCGACCTTGTCCTTGAACTTGGGCGACAGCTTGGCGGCGTACCACTGGCGAGCATGCACGCGCAGCTTTGACCGGGCAATCACATCGTGGTCGGTCTTGACCATGCCATCTGCGTCCACATAAGTGTCGTTGCTGCCGTCGTCGGCAATCTCGATCGTTTCCTCGGCATACTTGTGGGCCCGCGCTTCCATCGCACCCTCCCAGCGCAGGCGCAGCGCCGGGTCGCTGTTGAACTTGGTCAGCACCGACACCCGGTCCGGCATCTTGTCGCCGCGGCAGACCTTGTAGAGCGACTTGCCTTCCGACACTTCGGCCAAAATCTTCTGGATCATGGGCTCGTCGATGGCCACATGCGGCTTGATTTTTCTCTCGCGTGCGCGCGCGCCTATGGTTGCGGTAAGGTCAGCAGGGGCATTTTCGCCGGTTTTCCCCTTCGATTTAACATTTGATGGGGTGCTGGCGGTGCTGGGCCCGCGTTTTTCGGTGCCTTTTGCCGCTTTCGACGTGGTTAATGCTGCATCTTTGTGAACTTTCGCGGCCTTCTTGCGGTCCCTTGCCCCCTGCACGTTTGCCATCTTCACGGCCAGGTCGGCCTCGATGGCCTGCGCCACTTCCTCTGGTGTCTTGGCTGCTGTGCGCCAGTTGCGGTTCGTGGCTGGCTTGGCTGGTGCGCTGGGCGCGGTTGTGCCGCCCTTTGGCGTCTTGGCCTTGGCGGGTGCTTTACGGGGCGCGGCGGGGGCGGCTTTCTCCATGGTGGTGCTCCATCGGTTCGGAATTTACGCCGATGGTATCACGCTTGTGTTTCAGGGGAAATGTTTGATTGCGTATCAATGGAAAAGCCCGCTCGGCACGAATGTCGGCGTGCTTAGTACTGCTGTGCCGGTTACGTTTGTTCCGGCTCCATGCGCTGACGCAATTCGCAACCCCACATGGACGTACGGCACGAGTCGCCTCGAGCGTCAGGTACTAGGGTCCTGCGTGTACGCCAGGACGAGCGCGGCTGGGAACTCCCAACCCTTGGTGATGCCCGGCCACCCGTTTTCCTCGGCCCAATACGCGCACAAGGCACGTCGAACGGCGTCAACAGAATCCGCGCATCCCATAGGGCGGTGTGCGCGCTCCCCTTCTATCACCACACGACTGCCGCCTGCTAGAACGGAGCGCGACTCCCGAACTTACTATCACAGATCAACTGCGACCAAGCGGCATGCGTGTGGCAACTGGTTACGCCAGTCAGGCGGTGGTAGCCAGCATTGCTGCCGGCCTGGCTCCTTACTCGCCCTCGGACAAGGTCTGCACGATCACCACGTTTCGATTCTACATCACTTCGCACTTCGATTGCACATTCATTGAAAGATGCTCGCGCAGCCGGTTCTCTCGCCGGGCCTGCGCGCGGTTTATTGCCAGCATCGCGCCCAGCACGACCATCGACAGGCAGCAGCAGGCGGCCAGCAGCACGATCAGGGCGGGCTTAGTCATGGGCCACCAAGTGGGCTGGGGCACCGCAGCAGATGCAGCGCCGTGCAGGCATCGAAGTGGCGCGCATCGTGATCTTGTTGAAGTTCGGATAATCGGCTGGCTGCCGTCCGACTTCCTCGATGCGGTAGCGCGGCGCTTTGGACGCGCCTGAAACTGTTGCGCGAATGGGCCACCTCGGGATAAATTCTTGCGTCATTGGTTTCTCACTTGAAATAGGTAATGCCATCGTCGCAGGTCCAGCCGGTTTGCTCGTCAGTTACCCCAATGCCAACCGCGATACCGCCATTGCTGCTGGGCGTGATGGTGTTGAAAGCCTGCCCTGCGACCTTGGCGGTGATGTGGCAATGGTGTGCTACCTTGAAAGCATCCCATTCGCGGCCTTGCCTCGCCCAGTCATATATCATCAGCGCAAATATTGCGACGATTGAAAGCGCGATAATTCCCTCGGCGCGCGTCATTGCTTATTCCTCCACAAATAGGCTACATAAACCGCGAATCCCGCACCAATCACCGCAAAAATGCTTGCAGTCGCGTATTCCTCTTTGGACAGATACACTGCTGCGCACACGATATTCAGGGCGATATAGAGGTGGTTGATGATTTTCATAACCATCATCATTGCTCGGCACCTCCCACATCAGGCAGGCCGCCAGGCACGGCCTCGCTACGGCGATCGGCTGGCCCTTCGTAGAACTGCAGCGGCTGGCCGGATCCCGCATCGCGCCGGCGTTCGTGGGCCCGGTCGATGTCGATGCCGGGGAACTGGTCGGTCAGCGCAAGCTGCCAGCGCAGGTGCGCGATGACATCGTAGACGCTCTTGCCGGGGTGGGCCTGGTTCATCCAGGCGATGACATCGGCCGGGCGGTCGGTGATTACGGGCATGGTGTTTCCTTTCTTGAAAATATTGGCGAAGTTTTCGCGGTAGCCGGTGCCGGGCCGCTGGGTCGATCCTTTGCTCATGGGGCGGCGCCTTTCGCTGGATCGGGTTGTAGCGGCCATTTGCAGAACTCTGGCACATGGCCAGTGCCGCCGCACCGCGGGCAGTGCTCTGGCGCCTTCGTGGCGATCTTGTCGCCTGTGATGTTGTTGTGGGTCATGGCTGAGCCTTCGGACGGCGTGCGCCTTTGTATTGCGGGTGCGGCTTGCTCAGGACGCCTTCCTTGGCGAACTCAATCAAGCATTTCCAGTTCAGTTTCGTATTCAGCACAACTGGGCCAGCGTCGTTGTCCACGGTCCCCGGTGTCGGCGGCACAGCCAGGTTGTCCATCAACATGCACGGCACAGCGAAGCTTTCGGCGCCGTTGTGGTAGTAGTGAGGCAATTCATCAATCTGCGCCTCGGTGTACTTCCCTGCCCACGACAGCGGCCATGCGTAACCTGCATTCTCTGGACGCCACACAGTGATATACGGCTGCTCGCGCTGCGTGTGACTCACACTGACCACGTAGAATTCATCGCTCATGCTGCCTCCGGTGGTGGTGGGAGTGGGGAGGTTGCAAGCAGTTCGGCTGTTGTGATACCAAGCACAGCCACTGCTCTGTTGAAGTATTCGCTATCATCCATCTCTGTTTGCCACCACTCAATGAACAGTTGCCGAAACCCCTGCACCTGCTCCAGTTGCGCCAGAATGGCGAGAATAGCGGCTGGGTTGGCGGCAGCAATGAAATCGGCATTGCGCCCCGGCCAACTACTGTTATTCGTCTGCGCGACTACTAGCGAGCCGTAATCTGTTTCGGCCACCACAAAATAGCCAGTTTGGCGCGACCACTTGCCCGGCAGCGCAGCCAGCGCCGCCTCTTTCAGCTTTTCCTGATCGGGAGTTAGTGCCATTATTGCTCCTTTGTGTGTACAATTAGTTCATGATCTTGACCTACCGATACCGCGTTAAATCCTGTACTGGCGAGTTGAACCGCCAGTCGCGGGCGGTTAATTTCGTCTGGAATTTTTGCAACGATAGGCAGAAAGACGCGCTGAGATACGGCAGGCCCTGGCTGACCGCATTCAATCTTGGTAGATTGACCTCGGGCTCCAGTACGGAACTCAGGCTGCACAGCCATACGATTGAAGCGATCTGCAGAAAATATGTCCACAGTCGGCAGATAAAAAACAAGCCATTCCTGCGTTACAGAAGCGTCAAAAGGTCGCTCAAATGGGTTCCTTTGTCCGGTGCGTCGATTAAGCCGGTAGAAGGCGGCTTTCGATTCAGCGGCCACGTGTATAGCGTTTTTGACAGCCGCAAACTGCCCGAGGGGAAAATTAAAGACGGCAGCAGCTTCTCCTGCGACTCCCTGGGTCGCTGGTTTTTGAATATCTGTATTGAAGTCGATGATATGGGTGCCGCGCCCAAGGCAACGGCCGAAGTTGGAATTGACCTTGGCCTGAAAGACTTCGCGACGTTTTCTACCGGCGAACGAATTGAAGCGCAGCGAATCTATCGCAACTCTGAGCGATCTCTGGTCGTCGCTCAGAAAGCGAATAAGAAGCGCAGGGTTGCATCGATCCAGATAAAGGTTGGGAATCAGAGGCGCGATTTTCACCATAAGCATGCCGCCACAATCGCGAAGCGCTTCGCTCTGATTGTGGTTGGTAATGTCAACGCATCTGCCTTGGCAAAGACCAATATGTCCAAGTCCGTCTTGGACGCTGGCTGGTCGTCCTTCCGAAACATGCTTGCGTACAAGGCCATTAGGCATGGCGCACGGTACTTGGAAGTAGACGAAAGATTTACCTCCCAAACCTGCTCGAATTGTGGCTTGCTGCCCGATTCGAGGCCGAAAGGTATCGCGGGCCTTGGAATAAGAGAATGGGTGTGCAGTGACTGTGGAGCGGTTCATGACCGCGACACGAATGCTGCAATGAACATTCTCCGTCGCGGGCGTGCGACGCTGGCAGCAGGAATCCTGGCTAGTAATGCGGGCGAACGCCAAGGTGTTAGCATGGTTCTCAACTAGCGTCATGTCATTTCTCCATTTACACCGGCTCCCAGTCCTCAGACCAGCCAGTCGTTACAAGTTGTTCAGTACGGCCATCAGCCTTGCGGGTGATCCCTTCGTATTGCCAGTCCGGCTCCGGTTCTGGTGGCGGGAATAGCCACGCGAGGATGCGGCGGATCATGTGGGGGCCTGTGCTGCAACGCCGACGCCGTAGAAGGCGTCAAACTCAAGCGTCCAAGGTACGATGATTCGGTCGCCTATATGCATTGCCCATTCGCGGTCGCAGCAATGGCATCCGACCTTGCGTGCTTGCTCGGACACGACCTGCTTCACGAAATACTGGTGGTGGCCAGCACGGCATTTGAGCCAGCGGAAGAATCTCACTTCGCCTCCTTATCGGTGTCCTTGCCAGTGCTGGTCCGGCCATATCCGCCACAGCCTTGGCATTCATAGCCGTAATACGATCCCTTGCCATCGCATGTCTGGCATACCTTGCTGTCGATAATCTTCAATGCCAGCCGCTCGCTGTCCTTACCTTCCGCGCTGGTAGGGGCGATCTGGACGGCGAGGAGCTTCTCGCGGATGTCTCGGCGGTATTTGGCAACGGCGCCAAGCGCACCGCCGTTCGTCTCAGCCTTCGTGACGGCTTCAATCAGGTTGATCATTGCGTCCAGGTCTTCGCCGTCGCCCTGCGCAGCTTCCAGCGAGGCTAGCGATTGCCCTTCGGTTGGCTTCGTCGTCTCGCCTTCCGCGCTGGTAGGCTGAGAGGCACTCATACGGCCGGAGTAGAATGCCAAACTCACATATTCAATATGGTTAGCTGGCGGCACGATGGGTGATGCCAGCCAGTCTTCAAAACGTTGCCACTTCCAATGTGTAGGCTTGGCGTCTAGCGCAGCACAAACATCTTCGCAGCCGCGCAAGTCCCAGTACCGCGCCTCGCGCATGACAACCAGCCCGGTATCGTTCGGGAACACAACTTCGTCATAGTCTGTGATCGTTGGCAAGCACGGTGCGCTGGTAGGCTGAGAGGCTTGC